AAAGTAGCGGGTGTCGTTAAAACAAAAGACGAAGCTCAAGCATTAGTTGATGCAGAGGTTCAAGCAGCACAAGCTGCATGGGACGCTCAGACAGATGAACAAAAAGCTGATGAGATGAACCAAAGACCTGCAGACATAACATTGGAGGACTAAAAATTATATGTCAACGTATCAAGGCATAAGAGGACTTAAAGTTCGGGATTATACAACTAACCCTGATAACCCCGTAGAGGGACAGCTATGGTATAATAAAACCGATCAAGTAGGTAAGTATCAAGTACCTATTGTTACAACTGTAGGTGCTTGGAGAACAGCTAATCCTGCTAATACTGCAAGAGCACTAGGAAGTATGGTTGGAGCTCAAACTTCTGCTTTATTTTTTGGAGGTTGGGTTAATCCACCACCAGTTAGACAAGGAGTAACTGAAAGTTATAATGGTTTAACTTTTACTGAAGTTAATGATTTAAATACAGCAAGAAGCGGTCTAGGAGGAGCAGGTACTGCTAATACGGCAGCACTAGCTATAGCGGGACAAACAGGAGGAGATCCTGGAGCTAACTCAGCAAACGTAGAATCCTGGAATGGTTCTGCTTGGACTGAAATAACAGATGTAAACCAAGGGCGATATGGAGGTGGAAGTGCTGGAACAACAACTTCCGCATTAGCTTTTGCTGGTTATCAAATTCCTACTGGTTATGTTGGTATTACAGAATCTTGGAACGGATCAGCATGGACTGAAGTTGCAGATCTTAATGATGCAAGAGGTTTTTTTTCATCCTCGGGAGCTTCTAATACACTTGCACTTGGTTTTGGTGGAGATTCACCAGGAAACGATGCTGACACAGAAAGCTGGAATGGAACAGCTTGGACTGAAGTAAATAATTTAAACACCGCAAGATTTGGTTCTCACCTTGGAATTATAGGAACTTACATAGATACACTATGTGTTGGTGGATATGATGAAAAAGCAATATGTGAACAATGGAATGGAACAAGTTGGACTGAAGTGGCTGATATAGCAACTGGAAGACAATCGGCTAGTGGTTCAGGTTCTAATACCAATGGTGCAATATTGACTTCAGGAAGAACAAGTCCTACAGCGTACGTTTCAATATCAGAGGAATGGAATAATGCACTTCCTGTTGGAGCATGGTCAACTACCACTGCTATGAACACTGGAAGAATATATTTTGATGGAGCAGATTTAGGAACAGCAACCGCAACTTTAGTTGCAGGAGGAGAAATACCTGCTTTAACTGCTAATACAGAAACATGGAATGGTTCCTCTTGGTCAGAGGTAAATAACTTAAATACAGCAAGAAGTGGACTAGCTGGTGCAGGAACATCTACAAACTCTTTAATGTTTGGCGGATCAAATCCAGGAAACAGAACAGAAACAGAATCTTGGAATGGATCTTCATGGACAGAAGTTGCAGACTTAAACTCAGCGGGAGGAAGTGCTGCTGGAGGTGGAACTTATACCTCTGCTTTATTTTATGGTGGTGAAAGACCAACCTATTCAGGAAAAACAGAATCATGGAATGGATCCGCTTGGACTGAAGTTAACGATTTGAATACATCAAGAGCCTTTATAGGTGGATCAGGAGCAGACAATACTTCACAAATAGCTGTTGCAGGTTTCTCTTCACCCCCTTCAACTTATCGTGCTCTAGCAGAAACATGGAATGGTTCAAGTTGGACCGAAGTAAATGATTTAAATGAAGCTAGAAGATTACTTGGTACGTCAGGATTAGCAACATCATCTCTTGCATTTGGTGGACAACCATCAAGTCCTCCTGTTGTCTCTGTAGCAAAAAATGAAGAATGGAATGGTGCTTCATGGACTGAAGTTGCAGATTTAAATCAGTCTAGAATGCAAGTTGTTGGAACAGGAACAGCTACTTCAGCAATGGCTATGGGAGGATCAATACCAGGCCCTACTGGTTATCAAGCCTTAACAGAAGAATGGAGTGGAAGTTCAAATTCAACTAAAACAATAGATACGGATTAATTATGACAACATATAAAACAATACGAGGAACACACATAGTATCAGTAACATCTGATCCACCAGCACCTGTTAATGGACAGATGTGGTATAACTCTACAACTAGAACTTTAAAAGGATTTACATCTAATCCTGCAGGGACTTGGGCAACAATCACTGCAATAAATACTGCTAGGGGATCTGGTCAATTAGGTGGCACTGCAGATTCAGCTTGGTTTGTAGGTGGAGAGACAAATCCACCACCAGGTACGCCAAGTAACTGGTCAGTTAAAAATGAACTTTGGAATGGATCCTCTTGGTCAGAATCTAATGATTTAACTAGACCTGGATTTTACTCAGGTATGGGATCACGTGGAGTTCCTAACAACACCACAGGTTTAGTTTTTGGAGGTCACCAAGGAAGTGATCCTGCAACTCAATACGCAGTAACAGAAGAATGGAATGGTTCAAGCTGGACTGAAGTAGCAGACTTAAATACAGGACGAAGAGGTGGAGGAGGAGCTGGAACTAGTGCAGAGGCTTGTTTATGTTTTGGTGGTGGGTACGGAAACCCGTTCACCAATCAAGTTGTAACAGAATCATGGAATGGTAGCGCATGGACAGAAGTTAATGACTTAAATAATGCAAGAGATGGTAGAGCTTCCTTTGGTAGTTATACGTCTGCACTTTATGCAGGATCCAGTCCATCTAATTATGTAGAAACTTGGAATGGTTCTTCTTGGACAGAAACAACAGATTTTTCTAACTCTGGTAAAGATGGTGGATCAGGAGTGGTAAATACAACTGGATTAATTTTTGGTGGCCACCCTACAGGACACACTGAAGTATGGAATGGATCTTCTTGGACAGAAACTGGTAATTTTAATGTTGCTAGACCTAGTGCAAGTGGTGCTGGAGCTAGTGCTGCTTCAGCCATAATTGCAGGTGGTTATAA